AACCTTTAAAACTCATTTTCAACTCCTTTGATATAATTTATAATATTTAAATACTCTTCTTTAACCATCGTCTCATCAGCGATGGTTTTTAATTTATACTTTTCCATAAAATGGACATAGTTAAATTCAGATACATCATCCATGGTTTTTAACTCTTCTTCCAGAAGATAATGGATCATATTTCTATCAGCCTGTAACTCACATAACTCTCTATTAAGCTCATATTGTTTTTGTGAATGCTCCCTGTGGCCTAGTTCGTGTAGGGCTACTTGTTTTTGGTCTTGCTCAGATAAATTGATATCAATAGCAAGAAGTTTCAATGTTGGATTGAAGAAACCTGGACTATGCCAGTCAGTCCCATCAAAGTAGCATAGGTTTACACCCTCCTGGGCGCAAAGCTCTCTTACAGTCATAAATGCACCTCTATTTATTTTTTAAGTGTGCCTCCAAGACCGCTGTAATAAAATCTATATCTTCTTCAGAAAGTGGCTTGCCATCGAATAACATAGATTGCGCAGCAATGTCTCTGAGGTCTAATGGTGCAGAAGCATCACCATCTTTCGCAATGTTAGGATTTTCTGTGCGTCCCAATAGGTAGTCGGTGGACACGTTGAAGTAGTCGGCGATTTGTTGCAACCTTTCAGCAGAAGGTTGATTCCTTTTTAATCCATACAAAGAATTTTTTCCTAATTCTAGTTTTTCTTCCAAGGTATTTAGTGAAATCCCTTGTTTTTCACATAAATCCTTTACGATTTCAAATGTAGAAAACATTGATTTATCAGCCTTTCTAAGACATGACAAAAAATATTTTACAAAATACGCAAAAAATAGTTGACTTTATTTTGCGTTTGCGCTAAAATAGTTTTTGTAAGTTAAAGAGTTAGTTAAAAAACTAATAAAAACTAATCTAAAAATTAAATAGCTTTGCCGAGCAGTAAAAATTGATAGATATATGATTTTATCAAGGTTTTTAATTATGCTTTCATTTTAGCAGACACGCTAAAATGTGTCAAGCGTTTTATAAATAATTTACTAACTCTTTAACTCTATTAAAAAATAAAAGGAGGAGGTAACATGAGCCAACAACATCGGAAATGGATTGAAATTGTAAAAAATCGTATCAATAAACGCGGTTGGTCGCAGACTGACTTAGCTATCGTAGTAGGAGTTAGTCCATCGGCGATTACACAATTGTTTAAAGATGGGAAAGGAAGTGACGACTTGAAGCTTCGTATCAATAAAAAGTTGCGAATTAGTGAGTCGTGGGAAAGATTTGAGGAGTAGAAAAATGAAACCGAACCGATATCCGTATAGCGGGAAAAAAGAGTCCACCTTTGTAAAGGTAGACCCTGAATTAGTTCGAAATATACTAACATACATTAGTTATCTTGAGAGTTTACTAGCAACTAAATTGTAAGGAGTAGAAATGGAAACATTCATTATATCAGTTTTGACATCTTTAATTGTGACATATACTATGATGCATTACCACATTTATAAAGTAAATGAACTATACAAAAATTATATGGATTTCGAAACATCAAGTGTTAAGAAATTTGCTGAAGATATCATAAGCAAACTTCCAAAAAATTCTTCCCTAGAGGAGTGATAGCAAAACACATTTTTTCAAGACTAATTTCTGGATAAGTTTGAAGAATATATTGAACAAAATAATTATTTCTAATGAAATCATAATTTGAATCGTTTGTAGAATATGTATCACTTTTAATCCTTAAGATACCTAGTCGTTCTAAGTTCGTTAAAGAAGGGGCAAGTTCATCAATATTTTCACTTCCATCTATAAAGTAGATGATTGGAAATATTATTTTAGTTCCGTCATCGGATTTTGCTACGGCTTTCATGCAAGGAATCGGGGAGTCTGTTATGTAGTCCTGTTCTTTTAAGAATTGGAGAATCCGAGCATCTGTGATATCTAGTTGCTTAATAATTTCAACAAAAGAGGGGTGGATGACTGAGTTCTTTCGATTATCAAAGGAACTTGATAGTATTTTTGCAAACATAGAGCGTAGCTCTTCTTCTTCAATATAATACTTAGATGCTTCTAAAGCAGGGCCTAATATTTTTAGGGGTGGTTCTTGAATATTCTCTGGCGGGATAGTTGCCACTTGTTGAAGTGTGCTATTTTTGAGGTTTTCAACATCAATTTCGTTTTTTGCACGCAATAATGCTGCTTGATTAGAAGCATCGTAGCCATAATTGATATACCACCAATCTTGCAATGTTTGAATAGGTCCGGCGAATACACCAGCTGAAGTAGCTCCTCCTAAAAATCCTGTAACAAGAGGAAGAAAGTCTTTAAGTTGGTTAGGATCCATAATTATTATTTCTTTCTATTGATTTTTTGACTAAAACGGTGAGAGGTCCTAGTCAAAAGTTATTATATCAAATCAAGGAGGAATCACATCAGTCTCAAGACTGATATATAGGAGGTTGAATGGAAGATAAAATCATAGAACTCGCTGATTACTTTATTAGAGAGAATACAACATACAGAGAAGCTAAAATAGCGTGTGAGAAGCTATTAAAACAAGTTAGCCATGAGATAGAACTCAGGGCGATGGAAAGTAAAATTCCTAAACAAAAAAGCACCTGACGAGAAGTCGGGCACTTACTAAAATTTTCAATTTAATTATATCACGAAAGGAGCGAATATGGAAGCAATTGAAGTTGTGAGAATAAAAGATGTAATCATCGAAAAGGTTTCAGCCAACGATGAAGAATTAGAACACATCTTTGGATGCACAAAGCGACAAGCAGGAGACATGAGACGAGAGATGAAGAAATTGCCTAGTCAACAGAAGCACCTCAGAAATGACGGCCAACTTGTCACAATTAAAGGGTTTGACGCATACCTGCAATACAGAGGTAGTCGAGAATGGAAAAAAGAAATGGAAACAAGCAAGAAAATGAGGTCAGTCGGATGAAATTACTAGATAAAATCACAAAATGGTTTTTCAACACAACAAAAATCGAAGTCAACACAGACTGGCGATTGGTTGCGTTGGATACGAACAGGGAATTGATAGACCTTCAAGAAAAATATCAGCAAGCAAATCAACGTATTGCAGATCTTGAAAAACGATTAGCAATCTATGAAGAGAGGGAGAAAACAAAATGCTAGAATACCTATATTTAATAATTATCGCACTTGTATGCCTTTGGGCACTAGTAAATGAACTGGATAGTCATGCTAAGTCTCAAAAGGAAAATAAACAACTAATCGCTAATAATATTGCTCGTATGAATTTGAGAAATTCAGATAAACAATTCACATATGATGTAGATCCACCAATAGGATTGAAGTAAGGAGAAAAATATGAGTGTAAGTCGCAATATGACCAAAATGGAAATTCGTGTGTTAAATATGATTCTTAATTGCGCTACGTTCGACCTTCCGATTCAAGCATGTGAAATACGTTTAGAAACTGGACTCTCAAAACGTAAGTTAGAAGAAGTCATTGAAAGTCTTCGAGTTAATTTTAGACACCCTATTGTAGCTAAGAAGACGAAACCAAACGGGTATTATTTACCACAAAGTGAGGAAGAGCGACAAGCTGGTCTAGCTCCTTACCGTAGACAAATCTTAACCGAGCAGAAGAATCTTGCTGCTGTCATGAATATTGACTTAGAAAGCTACTGGAGGAAGAGTGTATGAGTGAAGATTTTAGAATACTACCTCATGATCTAGTTGCAGAGCAGTCGGTTCTGGGTGCTGTCTTTATCTCACCGGAAACGATGATATCACTTGCAGACGAATTAACTCCTGACGATTTTTACAAGCCTGCCAACAAGATTGTATTTAAAACTATGTTGTCATTGCTTGAAAAAGGTGAGCCAATAGATGCTACCACTATGGTATCAGCTCTTACTAGTCAAGGGGATATTTCAAACATCGGAGGTATTAACTACGTTGTAGAGCTGGTGAATTCAACACCAACATCGAAAAATGTGGAGCATTACGCAAAATTAGTAAAAGAGAAGGCAACTCTTCGGAAAGTCATCGCTGACTTGTCTGATTCATTATCTAGTGCCTACCAAGGTGACGTATCGATTGGTGACATCATTGCTAAAACTGAAAAATCCTTACTCAATATCAGTAATCAAAATGCAGGTACTGGATTTCGTAATGTGGCCGATATCATAGACACACATATGCAAATAGTTGAGACTCGATCGCAGACAGATGGATTTGTGACAGGTATTTCTACAGGTTTCATAGGATTAGATAAGATTACAACAGGTCTTCATGAGGATAACCTTATTATTCTTGCTGCACGTCCTGCTATGGGTAAGACTGCATTAGCGTTGAATATAGCAAAGCATGTAGCTGTGAAAGAAAATAAACCAACTGTTATTTTTTCACTCGAAATGGGAGCAGAAGACTTAATTGAACGGATGGTGGCATCAGAGGGGATGGTTCCAACTTATCATTTAAAAACAGGGAATTTAAGTACAGACGAATGGAGAAGGCTTGTTCATGCTCAAAGCAATCTCTATGATGCTCCTATCTTCGTAGATGATACAGTAGGTATTCGTATTTCAGAAATTCGTTCAAAAGCTCGAAAACTTGCCCAAGAAATGGGTGGGATTGGTGTTATTATCATTGACTACTTGCAGTTAATTACTGGATCAAAAGGAGAAAATCGTCAGCAGATAGTTTCTGAAATATCGAGGGAATTGAAGATACTTGCAAAAGATTTAAAAGTACCAGTCATAGCTTTATCTCAATTAAGTCGTGCAGTTGAACAGAGACAAGACAAACGGCCGATGCTGGCAGATTTGCGAGAGTCTGGCTCGATTGAGCAAGATGCTGATATCGTAGCATTCTTGTATCGTGAGGCCTACTATCAGAAGGAACAGGCAGACAGTCAAGAAGCGAATAACGTAACCGAGCTAATCCTGGAAAAGAATCGGCATGGCAGTTTAGGCACAGTGAAGTTGTATTTTCACAAAGAGTACACAAAATTTTCAAGTGTGGAGGATATATAACCATGATTAAAAAAAGTGAAGTCACTGGTTTCTTATCGTTTTTCAAATTTCCAAAGCCGTTCATCTATGATGAAAAATATAAGACATTGAGCAATAACGCTAAAATGCTCTATATGCTTCTGTTTGATAGGTTAGAACTATCTTTAAAAAACGGCTGGCATGATAAAGAAGGGAACGTCTTCCAGTATTACACAAATGAACAGTTAATGATTGACTTAAATTGCAATAGCAACAAGACGATTATCAAAATCAAAAAGGAATTGAAAGATGCTGGTCTAATGAAGGAAGTCAGACAAGGGATGAACTTACCAAACCGCATTTATCTTGATGTTCTTAACGGAAGTGTAGAAAGTACATTTCAGGAAGTGCAAAAAGTACACCTTGGAAGTGTAGAAAATACACTTTCGGAAGTGCAAAAAGTACACACAATCAAGACTGAGAATACTAAGACTGAGAATAACAATAATAAATTGTTGATTTGTAAAGAAGTTATTTCTTATCTAAATTTGAAAGCTAAGAAGAATTTTAAGGTTGACACTGCTAGTCATCAAAAATTTATCAAGGCAAGGCTAAAAGAGGGTTATGTCCTTGAAGATTTTAAAAAGGTTGTGGACATTATGGTCGCTAAGTGGCAAGGTACAGAGTATGAACAGTATCTTCAACCACAAACGCTCTTCGGCAATAAGATGGATAATTATCTGAATCAACCTATGCCACGAAAAGTTCACTCTTTTCAATCAGCAGTTGATGAAAGGCTAGGATTTTAAATGAAACAGTTTAAACAATTTAGAACTAGAACAGTTCTTGATGATGTATGTGAAATCCATGGATGCCATCTTTGGTCTGTTAAGATTCCTATCAAGGGCAATGTTGAGGAAATCAGTCAATGTCCTGAATGCGAGAAAGAGAACATTCGTCTCTTTGAAAAGCAGTTGAATATAGAATCCGAGGTAAAGAGTAAGCTATCGGATACTTACGAGGTCTTTGCTCGTGATAGTATCGTTTCAAGTAAGCTTGCTAGCAAGTCACTTCATGACTATGAGATTCAGGTTGATATTGATGAAAAGGCTATGAATTTTGTGAAGCGGTTGGAACGTGAATATGCCAAAGGAAGAACAGGAAACGCAATTATTACTGGTCCTTCAGGAGTTGGTAAGAGCCATCTAACCTATGGATTTGCTCGTTTTATCAATGAGCAATTCAAGTCCTATGATGAACCTAAAAGCGTACTCTTTGTTTCAGTTGTGGCTTTATTCGACAAGATTCGAGAAAGCTTTGAGTTTGATAATGGTTATTCAGAAGCTAAGATGGTTAAGTTGCTATCAGAAGTAGACTTCCTATTTTTAGATGATCTTGGGAAAGAAAGTCGTAAAGCTGATACAAAGCGAAACGAATGGGCACATCAAATTTTATTCAAGATTTTGGATAATCGAACAAATACCATTATCAATACGAATTTGAGCAGTGAAGAGATTAAAGAGCTTTATTCGGATGATTTTGGGAATGGTGCTCTCTCTAGTCGAATTTTTGAAGGAGCAACAGGAAAATGTTTTGTATATCCATCCAGTATGAAGGATAGGAGATACTAATGTTAAATCTTTACTTTGTCTATAACGGGCACTGTCAATTCTTCCTTGGAACCTTTAATAACGTTGATGATCTCATTGAACGGATGGAAGACCATCAATGGGCATTCTCGGCTATTACTCACCCAAGATTTCAGAAGCACATCGGAAAGCGGACAACACGATTCGACTACGGTGCTAAGGACTGTTATTATTTAGCAACTTTTTCAGGAGGAGAAGAAAATGATTGAACTTATTAAAGAATTTGGAATGGCTATTCTGTGGCTATTTCTCGGCTACTTAGTCGGGGAACGTGCAGCAAGAAAGGAAAAGAAAGATGATCAATAATGTAGTATTAATTGGGCGCTTAACTCGTGATCCAGAATTACGATACACACCGTCAAATGTTGCTGTTGCGACTTTCAACCTTGCAGTCAATCGGAATTTTAAAGGCACAAATGGAGAACGAGAGGCGGACTTCATTAATTGTATTATGTGGCGTAAGCAAGCTGAAAATTTTGCAAATTGGGTTAAAAAGGGTGCTCTTGTGGGAATCACTGGCCGCATCCAGACTCGTAGTTACGATAATCAACAAGGTCAACGTGTCTATGTGACGGAAGTGGTAGCTGAAAGTTTTCAAACGCTTGAAAAGAAGGATAATATTGCGAACCACTCAAGCATGGAAAATCAGATGCCACCAAGTTTCGGAGCTACAAATCCTTTGGATATCTCAGATGATGATTTTCCATTTTAGGTGATTTATATGAATGATGACTTAAAGAAGCAGCTAATTGAAGGCTATGAGCGAGAGATTGAGAAAGCAGAAGCACACATATCAGAATTAACCGAACCGTGTGTTAAATCACTTGCACATTCACGAGCAGAAGAACGTAGTTTCTGGAAGAAAAGAGTGAAGGAATATAAAAGTAAAATCAAGGAGTTAAAGAATGAATAAGAAAGAATTGATTGAGAAAATTGAAAGTTTACCAAGTCACACTAGTATTACTAGCTTTAGACCGTATGTTGATAAGAAAATTATTTTGGGGTTAATCAGTCAGTTAGACGAACCCGAAAAAGTCGCAATTCCTAAATTTGTGGCGGAGTGGTATGAGGAACACAAAGATAGTTTGGAGGTTAGTATTTTTGATTATGTATACAGAATTAATGAAAAAGAGGAATCTGTTTTTAAGAAATGGTTTGTTGATTCAACAACAAGACCATTCCAGATTTTAGTCAACATGCACCAATTCGGCTACACAGTCGAGGAAGAGAAGCGGTATATGATCAAATTAAAAGGGGTTCCAGATGGGGCAAAATTTCTTAAATACACTAAAGTTACTCGAGAATGGTATTTCGGAGCGAGAATACATTATAACGATATAGAAATTAGCCACACCCGCAAAGAACTAGAAGAAGCTGGTTTTGATTGGGTATTCGATTGTGAGGGGATTGAGATTGAGAAGGTGGAAGAATGATACCAAAATTTAGAGCGTGGATAAAAGAAGAAGAGTGTTTCGCAGACTACATTGAGACAATTCGATATTACGCAAAAGAAGTTGATTTGTGCTGGGGTGGAATTTGTGAAAGTGACTGCTTTGATTTTGAAGGTATTATCTTCACTCAATCAACAGGACTCAAAGACAAAAACGGTAAGGAAATCTTTGAGGGGGATATAGTTGATTACAAAGGCAGAGAAGCAGTTGTCAAATGGCACGGTTCTTACGCAAGTTTTATTTACAGATTTGTAGATGGACTGAAAGAAAGGGTTTCAGAATGGGACCCACTATTTCTAGCTTGTTATCACTTTGAAGTCATTGGCAACATCTACGAAAATCCAGAATTTTTGGAGGTAAAAGATGAGTGACTATATAAAAGGTATCGGAGCATTAATATTAACGTTATCAACGATTGCAGTATTTTTCCTTACTTTTTGCTGGCTTATTGAATTGTATTTTACATGGGTATTTTCATTTTTTCCAATCAAACCTTATTTAATACCAATTTTGTTAGCACATTCTTTCTTTTTTGGAGTGTTGGTCTTTCTTTTAGGGAGTTTGATTGAACTAATCGGAAAAAGGAAATCTAAAAGATAAAAAAACAGGAGGTCATAGGATGAAACGATTCTTAATCGGCTATTGCCTACTAACAACTTGCTTGCTATTCATGCAACAGAAACCCTTGCTAGTCTATCATGCTGATAGTAAATATCAGATAACTGGAAAGGTTACAGAAAAACGAAAAATCAGAAGTCTTTTCACTATCACGGTAAATGGGAATGTATTTGTGGTGAGTGAAGAAAAATTTGAAAAAGTAGAAATCGGAGATGAGGTGGAATTATAACCGCTTCAAACACTGGAGGTGTATAATGCCAAACTGGGCAGAGGGTACAATCAAATTAAGAGGGCGCTCTGAGAATATTAAGTCAGCTCTGAAAGATATGTTATTTAAGCTAAACGACGTATCTTATGAAGACAATGGAGAATCGTTGGTTATAGAGAGCATTGGTTCTTCATCCATTCGTATTAACAAAAGTAGAAGAGCGTTTATAAAATGCGAGAGAATAGAACTGTATTTTGAAGATGCTTTTGAAATAATAGAAATTCAAAATTTCTCTCAAGCGTGGGCAGCAATCCCTGACAACTTTGTAGAATTATCAAAAAACCATGATGTAGATATTAAGATTTTCACTTTTGAAAAAGGTTTTGAATTCACTCAAGAAATTGAAATTTCGAAAGGAAAAATTTTAAAAGACATTGTCCTGAAATATGATGATTACAGATGGGAAGTTGCTTTTAGTGAATTAGGAGGATAAAAAAATTATGAACACACTAGAAAATGTAAAACAATGGTTTGTTGACCGTGATCTTGAAAACGGTGGACGATTAGATAAGCAGTCTTTAAAACTCAGTGAAGAGTTCGGTGAACTATGCGCTGGCTATCTCAAGAAGAATGAGAAAGTCATGAAAGACAGCATCGGAGACTGTGCAGTCGTTATTGTCGGTCTGTCCTTATTAATTAAGGAAGATGTGAATCAGATTTTTAAAGAGTCTGAGAATATCAGTAAGAAAGATGTACTTGATTGTTTCAACTTAATGAATGCTAATATCAGTGAATTTCAGTTATCTCAGAATCTTGCAAGTAAGGAAATGTGCAGACACAATCTGGTGCGATGTATTGGTTATCTAAAAAATCTTGGATATGACTTTGATGAATGTTTTGAAATGGCATACCAGGAAATTAAAGACCGTAAAGGTCGCTGGATTGATGGTTCATTCGTAAAAGATGAGGATTATTTCATTAGTGATAATGTAAATAAACCAAGCCATTACCAAGGCTCAAAAGGTCTTGAAAGTATTGAAGTGATTGATAATTTTATTGGTAACTTAATTGGTAAGGCTGCATGGTGTTGGGGAAATGCAATCAAGTATCTACTACGTTTCCAAAAGAAGAACGGTATTGAAGATTTGAAGAAAGCTAGAAAGAACCTTGATTGGTTGATTGAGGAGCAGAATCATGAGAATTAAGACAGCGAATGGCTCTATCGTCAATGTTAATAAAACAAAGCGTAGTATCACGATTGAAGGAATTGAGTTCGGATCAGATTGTCGTGCTTTGGTCTCTAAACATAGAGATGGTACAGGGACTATTACATTAGTCTTTGATGGAAAAGTTATTTAAAAATTCAATAGGCTTAGAAATATTACATGGCATAGAAAAGAGGTGAACGATGCCTTTCTTTCCTGATATTAATGAATCAAAAACAAAAGAAAATGCCAAGAGAATTCTGAGAGGATACCTTAGATGGAGAAGAGTGGCCAATGACATAGATGGACAGAAGGTAACAACAACCTACTCATTTATGCCACGGTCTCAATCTTCAGTCAGGATTAGCCAGGTTGAGAAATTAGCCATCCGAAAAGTTGATGCTGAACTTGAACTTGATGCGATTGAACAAGCAGTAAGTGGTCTACATGATCCCCTCTATCGTAGAATACTTTTTGAAAAATACCTTCAGTGGGATTGTAAGAAAGATGAAGCAATCTTAATGGATTTATCACTTTCAGAAAGTTCTTATTACGATATTTTAGACAGGGCCTTAATGGCATTTGCTGAATTATATCGCAATGGTGAACAGGTTGAAATTTTGGAATAAAAATGGAGTTTTCTTGGAGTTTTTTTGGAGTTTTCTTGGAGTAAATTTGGAGTAAGTTCGGAGTAAATATATAATTTAATGTGCTAAAATTATATTATGAAATAATTATGAAGGCAGGCACAACCTGCCTTTTGTTGTAGTTTGGAGGTGATATTGTGAGAAAAGTAGAACCTATTCGTGAACTTGATGACATTGAGCGAATGAAAGATTATTTGAAGTCAAAGAATGAGCGAAACTACGTTCTGATTATGTGTGGTCTGTACTCTGGAATGCGCATCAGCGATATCATACCTCTGCAGGTCAAACAAGTAACAGGTGATAGAATAGAAGTCGTCGAGAAGAAGACAGGAAAGGTCAAGCGATTTGCCATCAATCCAGAGTTAAGAAAGACTTTAAATCACTACATAAGAGAAAATAACCTTCAAGGGTATGACTATCTATTTCCGAGTAAGAAGAAAGTTAGGATAGATGGTGTGCGTATAGCGCATATTGGAAGAGTTGCAGCTTACCAAATATTAAAACAAGCTGCTGAACATGTTGGTCTGAAGAATATTGGAACACACTCGATGAGGAAATCATTTGGCTATCATCACTACAGACGAAATCAGAATGTAGCAATCTTGATGGAATTATTTAACCATTCATCACCTGACATAACACTTGATTATATTGGTATTAAACAAGATGAATTGGATGATTCAATGATGAGTTTTAGTTATTAAATACCTATTTATTTAACACAATGAGAAAATGTAAATAAGTATTTAATAAAATTGATGTAAACACTTACTGGAATTGATTTTAGATGAGGTTAGTTTTATTTAACAGAATATAAGATATGTTAAATATACGAGGGTGCCAGAGATTGAAAAACACCCCCCCTCCTAGATTAAAAAAACACCCCCTCCTACATCATAGAATCCCACCCCATACCCACTAAAAAGAAAGGCCCCTCCCCTAAATGAATACCCCCCAAGAAAGACCAGACCGGAGTGGTCCTCACCGAGTCGCCTTTGAAAAGAATAAAAGAATTATTCTCAAGACCAGGAATACTTGTGGGATTTGTGGACTACCAGTAGACAAGTCATTGAAGTATCCACATCCTTTGTCACCAGTCATTGACCACATCATTCCAATTAATAGAAATGGTCATCCATCAGATATTAAAAATCTGCAGTTAGCCCACTGGCAATGCAACAGACAGAAGTCTGATAAGCTTTATGCTGATGATAAAACAACAAGTACAACTGTTGTTGGCAACAGGAACTTGCCACAATCAAGAGATTGGACAAAATATAAATCTTAATAAAATAAAATATAAAATTATTTTTTTAAGAAAGATATAAATTAACAGAATACTAGATTTTTAGAAAAATGGAATGTATGAGGAAAGTCCTAGCTATGGATAGGGGGGTATCCCCCTCCCACTAGGCGCTCGAGAGCTTCACACCGTCACTGTACATATTTTTTCGCGCCAGATCATCACAATGAAAGGAGAACGGTTTGGAATTAAGAGGAATTGACTATCTCAGAAAAAAGTTGAATCTCTATCAGAGTAGGGTTAACCTTAGATATAAACATTATGCGATGCAGCATCATGAATCTCCGTTAGGAATCACAATTCCTGCTCATATCAGAGTTAAATATAAGTCTGTCCTTGGATGGGCAACTAAAGGTGTAGATAGTCTTGCAGATCGTTTGATTTTTAGAGAATTTGCAAATGATGATTTTGAAGTTATGGAGATCTTCAATCGCAATAACCCTGATATTTTCTTTGATAGTGCTATTTTGGCAGCATTAATAGGATCTTGCAGTTTCATCTACATTTCTAAAGGTGAAGATGAAGAAGTGAGATTACAAGTTATTGAAGCTAGTAATGCTACTGGAGTGATTGACCCTATTACAGGTTTGCTCTTAGAAGGATATGCAGTACTAGCTCGTGATGATTATAATCAACCAACGCTTGAAGCGTATTTTGAACCAAATGCCACTCATTTCATCCCTAAAAATGGAACTCCATATTCGGTACTAAATGAAACTGGTATTCCGTTACTCGTTCCTGTTATTCACAGGCCTGATGCGGTTCGTCCTTTTGGTCGTTCACGAATTACTAGAGCAGGAATGTATTATCAAAAATATGCTAAACGGACACTAGAACGGGCTGATATTACTGCTGAATTCTATTCGTGGCCACAGAAATACATTATCGGTCTGGATCCTGATGCAGAACCGTTAGAAAAGTGGAAAGCAACTGTTTCGAGCTTATTAACTATTTCAGCTAGTGATAATGGTGAGAAACCAAGTATCGGACAATTTACTACAGCCAGTATGTCTCCATTTACAGAACAGTTGAGAACGGCTGCTGCTGGATTTGCTGGGGAAATGGGCTTGACCTTGGATGACCTTGGTTTTGTCTCAGATAATCCGTCATCAGTAGAAGCAATCAAGGCTAGTCATGAGAATCTGAGATTGGCAGGTAGAAAGGCCCAGCGCTCACTAGGTGCTGGATTGTTAAACGTAGCTTATGTTGCAGCGTGCTTACGTGATGAGTTTCATTATGCCAGAAGCGAATTTGTAAGAACCACAGTCAAGTGGGAACCATTGTTTGAAGCGGATGCCAATACAATGACTATGATTGGTGATGGTGTTGTGAAGTTAAATCAGGCATTACCTGGTTATATCAATGCAGAAACAATCCGAGATCTTACTGGTATTGCAGGGGATATGTCTGCTAAACCTGTTGTAGAGATTCCACAAACATCATCTGATGTAGAAACTGGAGAAGATAAACAGAAAAATAGGATTATTTCAACCTATGAAATTACTTCTCTTTTAAGTAATTACCAAAAAGGTGTTTTATCAAAAGAAAATGGTATTTCTTTATTAGTGTCAACCGGAATCAACCCTACTGAAGCAGAAGAAATGTTGAACAGAACAAAAGTTTTGGAGCAAGTAGATGAATGATGAGATTGATGTACTACCTAAACTTCTTCAAGAAGTAAAAAAAGAATTTGAGCTTTCTTATGGAGAAAGTGAGATTATCCGAAATGCTTTTGCCACGTTGGAAGCCAAAAAAGCAACTTACAAAACAGCAAATGAGTTTGCGATTGAAATTGGTGAAATTCTTTCTAAGGCTCTAGGAGCTTCTATAAGCGCTGATAAACTACCAAACGGTAAAATGTATTACAATATCGCTCAGCGCTTACTGACGGACGTGCTAGGACGAAATCACGAGCTTGTGAGTGGTTATGCTAGCGATGTTCAGAAGAATTTGAATGATAAAGCGAAAATCGGTCTGAAAGTTCAAGTTCCTGAATTAAATCTGGATCGAATAGCTGGCATTGTCAATCGCTTTTCGTCTGAGGAGAACTTTGAAGATGTTAGTTGGTTGCTCGGTGAACCTATTGTGAACTTCACTCAATCAATCATTGATGATAGTATCCAGAAAAATGCGGAGTTTCATCACAAGGCAGGATTGCAACCTGAGATTATCAGAAAATCTTATTTTCATTGTTGTGAGTGGTGTCAGGAAGTTCAAGGGAATTATAAATATCCAAGAGTTCCGAAGGACGTTTATAGAAGGCATCAGCATTGTCGTTGTATTGTAGACTATGATCCTAAAAACGGAAAAACTCAAAATGTCTGGACGAAGAAATGGAATTCTATAGACAAAGAGAGAGTTGAGCGTAGGAAGATAATTGGCGTAGTATCTGTTGACGAGCGTGAGCAAAAGCGCTATAATAGGGTTATGAAGAGTAGTGGTGCTGTGTATGGTGCTTGGAACGACAGAAATGATCCATACAATAAAGAACGTGACCGACATGCTCAAGAATTTTATGAGAGTGTACGAAATCGAAATAAGCAACATGAAATAGTGAAGGTATCTAACAATAGCGGTCTTTCACAATCAGACGTTGAGAAGATTTATAACCATATTTTTATTAATGAGTATGATTTAGAAGATGGTCGAAAACGTTTTGACCCTAACTATGATATGGCTGAGAGTTGGAGACGACTTTCAGAGATTGGTGGTAAGAATATTCAACCTCACGACCTTGTAATGCTAAATCACGAGTTGATGGAACATGATTTGATGGCAAAGGGAATGAAGTACGATGAAGCCCACGAACTCACTAATAAAACCTATAACTACCAGAAAGCGTGGATTGCTTGGATGGAGGAGAAAGGAGACCTATAATGCTTAAACTTATTAAAATTTTCAATTCAAAAAGTAAGGGTTATTGGTATATTCCTGAAAACCGTGACCCAGGAATGATTGAGATTGATGAGCGTACTGGTGAAGTTACAGTTGTCATTGAGTCAAATTATGATAAAGAACTAGGTTATCCTTACTATGCGAACAAGGCTCGTGGAGCAGTGAAGCAGATGTTGGATAAAGGAGAACTACCAAACGAGAAATCTTTCGCTTGGGGATAAGCACTTAGAAAATTCTAGGTGCTTTTATTGTGCTTTAGTTTAGGAGGTGATCTGATATCTCCCAGCGATAGGGTTATCATGCGATGACGATTGAAAGGAAAGTGGAATGGCGAGGAAGAAACTTGGCAATCAGAATCCTACTCAATCGGTGATTTTAAAATACGTCAAGAAAAATTCAAAAGCTAAAGAAGCGATTGAACTTTACGAACGAACTGGTCTTTCTTGCTATGCTTGGCAGAAAAATCTGCTATTGCCTTTAATGGCAGTAGATAAAAACGGACTATGGGTACACCAAAAATTTGGCTACTCTATACCTCGTCGTAATGGTAAATCAGAAATCCTCTATATAGCTGAAATTTGGGCGCTTCACAAAGGATTGAACATTCTGCATACAGCGCATAGAATTTCTACATCTCATGCCTCTTTTGAAAAGGTTAAACGATACCTTGAGAAAATGGGGTATGTGGATGGTGAGGATTTCAACTCCATTAGAGCTAAGGGTCAAGAAAGAATTGAGCTATATTCAACAGGTGGTGTTGTCCAATTCCGTACAAGAACATCCAATGGTGGTCTTGGTGAAGGTTTTGATATGCTGATCATTGACGAGGCCCAGGAGTACACGACTGAGCAAGAATCTGCCTTGAAGTACACGGTAACGGATAGTGAGAATCCTATCACAATCATGTGTGGAACACCTCCGACACCAGTTTCAAGTGGTACGGTCTTTACTAAGTACCGTGAGACTTGCCTTTTCGGAAAAGGGAAGTATTCTGGCTGGGCTGAGTGGTCGGTTTCTGATGAAAAGGAAATTGACGATGTTGAATCCTGGTACAATTCAAATCCATCTATGGGCTATCACTTAAATGAGCGTAAGATTGAAGCAGAGCTTGGTGAGGATAAGCTAGACCATAATATCCAACGTTTGGGATTCTGGCCAACTTACAACCAGAAATCTGCTATCTCTGAAACTGAGTGGAACGAGCTTAAAGTGGATGATATCCCAGAATTATCTGGCAAGTTATCTGTTGGTATTAAGTATGGCCAAGATGGAACGAATGTAGCGATGAGTATTGCTGCACGTACCAAAGATGGTCGTTTCTTTGTTGAAACTGTCGATTGTCAATCAGTTCGTAATGGGAATGAGTGGATGGTCGCTTTTCTACGACAAGCTGACGTGGCTCAAATTGTCATTGATGGCGCAAGTGGTCAAAAAATCCTGGACGAAGAGTTGAAGGACTATAGAATCAAGAATGTGATTCTGCCGACGGTGAAAGAAATCATCGTGGCCAACGCTCTTTGGGAACAGGGAATTTACCAGAAGACCATCTGTCACGCTGGCCAACCATCTCTATCAAAGGTAGCTACTAACTGTGATAAGCGGAATATTGGCTCAAATGGTGGCTTTGGTTATCGATCGCACTTTGACGACATGGATATTTCTTTGATGGATAGTGCTTTGCTTGCGCACTGGGCTTGTGCTACTACTAAGCCTAAGAAAAAGCAAAAAATTAGTTATTAAAATAAGCGGTCAGGTGACTGCTTTTTTTGATGCCAAAAAAATTACCGAACTGCCGGGAAAGCAGGAGAAAGGAGACATGAGAATGTCAGAATTTAAACCAATCACTACACAAGAAGAATTTGATGCTGCTATTAAGGGGCGCTTATCTCGAGAGAAAGAGAAGTATGGCGACTATGACCAACTCAAATCTCGTGTTGCAGAATTGGAAGAAGAAAATGTTGGCTTGAAGTCAACAATTGAAGCTACTAATCAAAGTAAGGCAGATGCTGACAAGCAACTTGAAGATTTGCAGAATCAAATAGCTGGTTATGAGACGGCTAATCTACGAACTCGTGTGGCTTTGCAACATGGACTGCCTTACGACCTTGCAGATCGTTTGCAGGGAAATGATGAAGAAAGCTTCAAAGCTGATGCAGAGCGCTTGGCTGGGTATATTAAAAAATCTCAACCAGTTGCGCCTATTAGAGATTCAGAGCCACAAGTTGGTGATAACAAAACAATACAAATGAAGTCAATGCTTCGAGAATTAAATCATACAGGAGAATAAAAAATGGCAGATAATTCATTGAAACAAGGAACACTTTTTCAACCAGAATTGGTAAAAGAACTAATTTCAAAAGTGCAAGGACGTTCTGTTCTTGCAAAACTTTCATCCCAAAGCCCTATTCCATTTAATGGAGTTGAGCAATTCATTTTTAACCTTGAAGGAAATGCTCAAATTGTTGGTGAAGGTCAACAAAAAGGTGCTGGTAAAGCCGTTGTTGATACAAAGGTTATTAAACCTCTTAAATTTGTCTATCAAGCTCGTATCACAGATGAGTTTAAATATGCATCTGAAGAAAAACAACTTGAATATCTTTCACAATTTGCAGATGGTTTTGCTAAGAAAATCGCAGATGCTTTCGATATCGCTGCTATCCACGGTTTGGAACCTAAAGGTCTTACAGATGCAACTTTCCGTGACACTAACTCATTTGATGGCTTGATTACTGCAAATATCGTAAATTATGCAGAAGACAAATTTGACGACAACATCGATGCAGCTGTTCAACAAATCGTCGCTAAAGGTGGTGAAGTTACAGGTGTAGCTCTTTCTCCAGTTGGCGGACAGTCACTTGCTAAATTGAAAGTAAACGGTGTATCTCAATATCCAGAATTCCGCTTTGGTCAAAATCCTGACTCGTTCTACGGAATGAAATCAGACGTGAACAAAAACTTGACTGTTACAGGTGGAACTGCTCAAACAGATCATGCGATTGTTGGTGACTTTGAAAATCGCTTCAAGTGGGGTTATGCTGAAAATATTCCTATGGAAATTATTGAATATGGTGATCCAGATGGAGCAGGTCGTGACTTGAAAGCTTATAATGAAATCTTGCTTCGTGCTGAAGCGTTTATCGGATGGGGAATCCTAGATGCTGATGCATTCGCTCGTGTTAAAGCTTAATGGAGGTGGGAAATGACTACATATCGTGATAAAAATACAGGTGTTTGCATTTCAACAGATAGCGAGCTATCTGGAGATTGGGTTCCTATTGAAGAATTTAAACAGGAATACCTTTTGACAGTGGCTGAAATTAAAGCTAAGCTTGACGAGCTAGGTGTTGAGTATGATAGCAAGGCAAATAAATCTGCTTTGCTTGACTTACTAATCGCAAACGAAGGGTGAGTTAGATGGAAAACTTTGCAACAGTAGACGATCTTAAAAAATTGTGGCGGACGTTAAAATTCGATGAGGAAAAACGAGCTGAAGCACTGTTGGAAGTTGTTTCTCATTCTCTTAGAGTTGAAGCTAGAAAAATTGGCAAAGATTTAGACATTTTAGTCAGTGAAGATTCATCTTATGCCAGTGTTGTAAAATCCGTAACAGTCGATGTTGTCGCTCGTACTTTAATGACTTCTACTGACCAGGAACCGATGACTCAATTCGCTGAAAGTGCATTAGGATATTCAGTAAGCGGGTCTTATCTTGTTCCTGGTGGAGGTCTCTTTATCAAGGACTCGGAATTAAAACGTCTCGGTCTTAAAAAACAAAGATATGGGGTGATTGATATTTATGGGACGGATTAAAGGAATTACAATAACATTATTGGATACGATTGAAGATGGAAAGGATGACTTCGGTCATCCTATCTATCGTGAAACTGAAATCCAAGTGGAAAATGTACTAGTAGCACCGTCATCGACAGATGATGTTACCACACAAGTGAACTTAACAGGAAAAAAAGCTGAATATACTTTAGCTATTCCAAAAGGAGACCAGCACGACTGGAAAGAAAAAACAGTCATATTCTTTGGTCGTAAATGGCGTACAATTGGTATTCCTTTAGAGGGCATCGAAGCTATGATACCACTTGTTTGGAATAAGAAAGTGATGGTTGAAACGTATGAGTAAGATGAAATTCACTTTAAACCCATCGGGAGTTTCAGCGCTTTTACGTTCTGGAGAAATACAGGGTCTATTAACAGAAAAAGGTCAAGCAGTGGCAGAACGTGCAGGCGATGGTTTTGAATTAAAAGTATCCCCTGGTCAAAAACGTGCTAGTGCTACGATAAGTACAACCGACATAAAAAGCATGAAAAAAAATGCTAAATACAATATTTTACTAAAGGCACTAAAATGATTGAACTTGTCATAAAGAAATTTTTAGACGTGAACTTAAATGTTCCGTCTTTTTTTGAGCATAAAAAAGATATGCCAGAAAGTTTCGTAATCATTGAAAAGACTGGCAGTGGTGGTAGTGACTACACACACTCTGCCACATTTGCTTTTCAGAGCTATGCGCCATCACTTCAAAAAGCTGCAGAGCTAAATGAGCTTGTCAAAAAGACAGTTGAAAAGCTTGTAACGGTCAATGAAGTGAGTGGAGTGCATCATAATAGTGATTACAACTTTACGGATACAGAAACGAAAAAATATCGTTATCAAGCAGTGTACGATATTAATTATTTTTAACAGGAGGAACTCATGGGTTCAGGTACAGAAGAAAAAGGAGAAAATCAAATGGTTACAACAGCAGCATCATCAGCAAACGTAACAGCAGCAAAACCGAATATTAGTGGAGCAGTATCAAGCGCACCACTTAAAACAGCCTTACCACAAGATGCTAAGACTGCTCTCAACGAAGCTTTTAAAACTTTAGGGTATATCTCTGAAGATGGATTGACAAATGAAAACTCTCCAGAGAGCGAAGAAGTCAAAGCATGGGGTGGACAAACAGTATTGTCATCACAAACTGATAAGAAAGATACATTCAAATTCAAATTGATTGAAAGTTTGAATATCGAAGTCTTGAAAGAAGTTTATGGTGTAGACAATGTAACAGGAACACTTGCAACAGGTATCACAGTTAAAGCTAATGCAAATGAATTGCCAGAGCATAGCCTTGTAATTGATATGATGTTGAAGAATGGATCAGTAAAACGTATTGTTATCCCTCGTGGTAAAGTGAGCGAGATTGGAGAAATCGGATATAAAGACGGTGACCCAATTGGTTATGAATTGACAATCACAGCATTGCCAGACGACCAAGGAAACACTCACTACGAATACATGCAAGGAGCATAATATATGTCGAAAACAATTAAAGGGAAAACTCCATCAGGATTTAAGTTTGAAATTTCAGAGCGTAGGTTGAACAACTACGAACTATTGGAATTAATTGGCGAGGTTGATGAAGGGAATGGACAAGCGTTCCCTAAAGTCTTAAAACTTCTTTTTGGAGAAGAACAAGCTAAAGCATTTAAAGATCATCTGCGTGAAGAAGATGGCATCATCCCTAACGAAAAAATTGCAGACGAATTGAAAGCAGTTTTTGAGACTGTTCAAGAAGTAAAAAAATCCTAATCCTTGCGCAGATGATAAAGCTAGATGAAGATGCTCTAATCTGTGATTTAGCTGAAACTTATAATATATACGATTATAAGCAGCTACCTCTATCAAAGGTAGCTGTTTTTTCGTATGGTTTAAGAGATGATTCAAGAATTAAGAAGTTGATGTCTGACCAAATAGTTTCACTAGACACCTTGTTATTATCCTTGATGGTTGACAAGTTATCACTTTCTTTATGGTTGCAAACCAAAGACGGTCAGAAAGGTATCAATCAACCAAAATCAATAGCAAGTCAATTCATCCATAAGGAAGAAAAAGAAGAAGATAGAGACTATCTAGTTTTCCAATCTGGCGAGGAATTTGAAAGATGTTACAAAGAACGTTTAGCCAGTTTAGGAGGTGATGACTAATGGCGACAGAATTAGGAAAAGCGTATGTGCAAATCATCCCTTCAGCTAGAGGCATCACTGGGATGATTCAGAAAGAAATGGGTGGAGAGGTAGCCTCGGCTGGAGTAAGCTCTGGAAAATCTCTTGGCTCAAATTTAATTGGCGCCCTCAAAGGCGCTATTGCAGCTGCAGGAATTGGTAAAGCAATTGGAGCAGCGTTAAGTGAAGGTGCAGCACTTCAACAATCACTTGGAGGGATTGACACCTTATTTAAAGCATCAGCAGAAAAAGTAAAGGGTTTTGCTAATGAGGCATACAAAACCACTGGACTTTCAGCGAATGCTTATATGGAGAATGTAACAGGATTCTCAGCAAGTTTATTACAATCATTAGGTGGAGATACTGATAAAGCAGCAGATGTTGCTAATATGGCCATGATTGATATGTCAGATAATGCTAACAAGATGGGTACATCTATGGAGAGTATCCAGACTGCATATCAAGGCTTTGCAAAGCAAAATTATACTATGTTAGATAACCTTAAACTAGGTTATGGTGGTACAAAACAAGAAATGCAACGGCTTTTGGCTGATGCAGAAAAATTGACTGGTGTTAAGTATGACATTAACAACTTGTCAGATGTTTATCAAGCAATCCACGCTATCCAAGAGAATTTAGACATTACAGGTACGACTGCTAAAGAAGCAGCATCTACTTTCACTGGTTCATTTAACGCTATGAAAGCTGCTGCACAGAATGTACTTGGAAAATTAGCTTTGGGAGAAAATATTCTGCCATCTTTACAAGCTTTAGCAGAAACAACCTCTACTTTTCTCTTCAATAACTTCTTCCCAATGATTGGGAACATTATGTCAGGTTTGGGAGTTGTAATTAGCGAAGGTCTAAGTCATGTAGCTACTCAGTTGTTTGGTGAAGAGTTTGGGAATGCAGTATTTACTCAATTATCTCGTGTAAGTGGTATTTTTCAAACTTTCTTTGATATGATTTTTGGATCATTGAGTAAGCAAGATAACATTGACATTTTAGAAGCCCTTGGATTTTCTGAAGGTGCTGCGACCCAAATTGTCAATATTGCAGAGAATATCCGTGAGACCTTTATCAATATTGGTTCAGCCATTGGTGATGTATTGGGAATTGTTGGTGATTTTGTCAGCGATTTGTTGGGTATAAAAGATGGAGAACAAGGAGTGAATCTCCTTGGAACTGCTTTTGAAACATTGACAGGATTTTTGAGAGAAGCTTCAGGGATGTTAAAAGACTTCACAGGGTGGCTCAAGGAAAATCCTGCTGTAGTTGATTCAGTGACTTCAGCAGTAATTGGTCTGACTGCAGCGTGGAAAACATATCAAACGATTAGTGCAGTTGTTAAAGCTATCGAAGTGGCTAAAAATACCATTTTTGGAATTTCATTTGCTTTATCTCAAGCTATGGCTGTAGCAAATGGAACATTAACTGCTAGTTTAGCAGCTGAGAATGCTGCTGCAGTAGGAGCAAGTGGAGCATTTAGTGTCTTTAATGCGGTTTTATCTGTAAATCCTATCTTTTTGGCAGTTGGAGCAATTGTAGCGTTGGTTGCAGCGTTAACATGGTTCTTCACTCAGACTGAAACAGGTAAAGCAATATTCCAAGATTTTATGTCTTGGCTATCATCAGCATGGAATGAATTGCTACCAGTTCTTACTGAAGTATGGAACAATATAGTTTCAGCTGCAACAACTGCATGGAATGCTTTGGTTGAGTTTGTAACCCCAATTGTTCAAGAAGTAGCTTCAGTTATTCAAACTGTTTGGAATGGTATTTCAACATGGTGGTCTGAAAATCAAGGGTTGATTCAACAAACTTTTGAAACTGTATGGAACACTATCCAGACGGTAATTCAAACTGTTATGCCGATTATTCAATCCATTATTGAAACAGCAATGAATATCCTTGCTCCTTTTATTGAGACAACATGGAACAATATCTGTACGGTTGTTACGACTGTTTGGGAATTGATTAAGATTGCTATTCAGACAGCTATGGACGTTATTGGCGGAATCATTACAGCTATTATGGCTGTTATTAATGGTGATTGGGAGACTGCATGGAACGCAATCAAGAGCGTTGGGGAATCAATCTGGAATGGATTGTCCGCTGCAGGCCAGGCTATCTTTGATGGATTTTCTCAGATATTGTCTAACATCTGGGAAACTATTAAAAGTGTAGCAAGTTCAGCGTGGGAAGCTTTAAAAGCTGGCGTGTTAAGTATTATTGACAATCTTGTCTCAGGAGCACAAAACGCTTGGGATACCATGTCGAATGCTGTATCTAGTCTTGTAAGCAATGTTACGGGATTCTTTGACCAATTGTGGAATATTGACTTATTTGCAGCAGGTCAAGCAATCTTAGATGGTTTCTTGAGTGGTCTAAAATCTATGTGGTCTTCTGTAACTGACTTTGTAGGTGGAATCGCTAGTTGGATTCGTGACCACAAAGGGCCGATTGAATATGACCGTAAGTTGCTTATTCCAGCTGGTAATGCAATCATGCAAGGTTTGGATGGTGGGTTGAAAGACCGATTCAAAGATGTTAAGAAAACAGTTAATGGTGTAGCTGAAGAAATTGCTGATGTCTTTTCAGGGGATAATTTAGACCTTGATACATCATCTGCAGTTACAAGAAACTTACAAACAACTTTAGATGTATCATCAAGTCAATTTGAAGCACATGATAGCAAAACCGTGTCTGAGATAGCGATTCTGAGAGCAAGTATGGAGAAAATCCTTACTGCTATCCTTGAAAAGTCGTCAGATATCTACCTAGACAATGACATTATTTCGATGAAAACGTATGAACAACACGGTGCAATATATGCAAGGGAGGGAATTTAATGGATTATATGATCATCAATGGTTTTAATACATCCACCCTCTCTGGATGTGTTGTAACGGATTTTGGTGATGTGGAAGTCGCAAAACCAAAAGGAAATGTAGCAGAGCTTTATGGTGTGAATGGTAAATATCGTGTGTTAGATGGCTCCTATGAAAGTTACGAGCGTACATTTAAATTTTATATTTCTAAACAAGTAGATATAGCTACTGTGATGCAGAAATTCCAATCAAATGATAATATTCTTGAATTTAGCTATCAACTAGGTTCTACTTTTTATGCTAACTTTTTATCAGCTAATTACAAACCAAAGGGGCATCACGGTTGGGAACTATCCATCAAACTAGACATGCAACCGTTTAGGTATCCGAAGGATGTCATACCAGTCGTATTAACAAGCGCTGGAACGATTGAGAATATAGGTACAGTCTATTCAGAGCCTATCATCGAGATTGAAGGTAGTGGAGATGTATCGCTTACGATTGGACGTAAAACCATGCACTTTACGGTTAATAATAAAACCACAATCGATTGCAGGCAAGGAAAACAAAACATCTTTAATGCCAGCGGGGCAGTACAGAATACACTACGTAAGCGTGGAGGGTTCTTTGAAATCCCTGTTGGTCTTAACGGTGTGACATTTACAGGTAATGTACGTAAGGTGACTATTCGTCCTAATTGGAGGTATCTAGTATGATTTATTTAACAGAAGGGAATATTCCTCTTAATGCAGCATACGATGATAACATCACGCAAGAAGCAAATAGCACCTATCAATTAACGTTTAAATTTCCTACTAACAATGTGTTATGGCAACGATTAAGAGAAGAAACATTCTTAACAGCTGATGATCTACACGGTGAGCAAGACTTTGTTATTTTTGAAATCGAAAAACAACATGGGTATATTCAGGTCTATGCCAACCAAGTCATGACCTTGTTAAATCACTATATTGTCAATCCAATCGACCTTAACAGAGATACTGGCTCAACCGCTTTAAGTCGATTCGCTGGGAGCATCACTCGTGACAATCCATTCTCATTCTTCTCAGATATTGACGATAGACACACCTTTAACATTGATAGCAAGAACGCTATGGAAGTCTTGACTAAGGATAAACACTCTATTCTTGGTCAATGGGGTGGTGATTTAGTCAGACATGGTTATCAGGTACGGTTATTAAAAAATGGCGGTTCAGAGAATGAATCGCTTTTTATGTATAAGAAAAACCTATCTAGTTATCAGCATAAGACATCTACCAAGTCTTTAAAGACTCGTATAACTTTTAAAACGACTGTCAAAGGCGAGGGAGAGAATGCGCCTGATCGCACCTATAAAGTTACTGTCGATAGCCCTCTAATCAATAAATACAGTCAGATTTATGAGGATGTCGTAGAAGTCAACGACCAAGATGTCAAGGATGAAGCAAGTCTAATAGAATATGGCAAGCAGTATTTCAAAACTAGCCTATGCGATCTCATGGAAGATAGCATTGAGATTGATGTTGTAGGTCAGAGTGATGTACCTGTCCAAATGTTTGATGTGGTAGGTATCTACCATGAAACATTTGATTTGGATGTAAGAAAGAAAATCACTAAGTACACCTACTCACCAATGGCTAAGAAATTGAAGTCTATTGGTTTCGGTCAGTTTCAATCAGGTCTTGCACATGCGATTGGAAATGTCGTGAGTGATGCTGTTAAGAATGAAACCTATATCTTTGAAGCTAAACTTGAGAAAGAAATCAAGAATGCTGACTTAGATTTTGACCGTAAGGTACAAGGTATCAGGGATGAAATCACTGATGGTGTTGAACAAGCTAAGGCACTTGCTGAAGAAAATAAGAAAATCTTATCAGATAAAATTGATAATAACATAAGGCAGTTTGATCAAAATTATCAATCCACTTTAGAAGGACAGCTGGAGAGGATAAATAGGATTTATTCTGATTCAAAAAGTGCGATTGAACAATCAAATAATGCACGTAATGAAATTAGCAAAGTTTTAAAATTAGCTGAAGCAACGAATTTAACAGCAAACTCAAACTTTACAAAAATAAGTCAGCTAAATGACACGATTGAAACCCTTGCAAGAAAATCAGAACTAGACCCAATCAACGACAGGCTATCCATTACTGAAAGTAAGGTTGAATTTCAAGCTGGTCAGATAACTGAAAAGTTATCACGTACTGAAGTTGATAAATTAGTCAATGACAAAGGCTTCCAAACTGCTACGCAAGTACAGAACACAGTCAAGAGATCAGTTGACGGTTTCCAACAGACCGTATCACGTATCGAAACCAAACTGAGAGACGTTATCCGTAATGATAACCTCTTGCAAAACTCATCTTTCATTCCTGCAGGGAATGGTTTTGATGGCACTTGGAGACTGAATAACTCAGGTGGTAATGGTAAGACTGAAGTAGTAGAACTAACTGATGCACCACATACTGCTATTAAGAAGGGAATTCGGATTGTAAATAATACGAATGGTGTAAACAAAGATATTGCACAAGGTATCAACTTGATTGTTGGTGAGAAATATACAATGTCCTGCTGGGCTAGAGTTATCACACCTAGTGCTAATTTACTGCTTCACCCGTGGGCACCAAATAATCGTGATAGATACATGAACCAACCAATCACGAATACTGATTGGGTTCGATATCAGTACACTTTTACCGCTAATTCAGTCTATAACTCAATCCAATTTGGTCAAACTGGTAGCGGTAGCCTTGAATTATGTGGTTTTAAAATCGAACACTCTGACCGCATGACAGACTACGATGTTTCAAACTCTGAAATTGTCAGTATTGTGGAATTTAACGATGTAGTTGACACGGTTAAAAGCCACACACAAACCTTACAACGACAAGACCAAGCTATATCTCAAGTCATTCAGACCGCTGATGGTCTAGTCAGTCGTGTATCTAATTTCTTAGACGACTTTAACCTGGTGTATGATCCAACAAATTTCAGCAAGTGGATCAAGAAACAAGCCGATGCGAATGTTATCGAAGTTCAATCTGGAACTAAGTTACTACGGATTACGAATACTGGTAAGACCAATGCAGTTTATCACGGATTCGCATTGCCACTTAATACATCTACATTTACGAATGGCGAAAAGCTCAGTTATCGCATGGAAGTGTTGGTAGATGTATTGCCAGATGCACCTTTAGGAATCGAACTATGGGCTTCAGACGGTGGTCTTGCATTAGATAGAGTAACGCTTACTAAAACTGGAATTCAAACAATCACAGGCACAATGACCGTCCAGAAATCATCAACTAAACCAAGAGAATACCCTCTTGAAATTTGGTTGATGAAGAATGGTCAAGTCGCTATTGGTAAGGTTTCACTCATTCGTGGAGATAGACCACCTAAAAAATTCAGCGATAACACATCGACACAAGACGTTGTAACTCAAACACAAGTCGCACAATTATCTGACTCGTATGCGATCCAAACTTTGACTGGTCCAGGTGCAGTCACATCGCAAATTAACTTAGCACCAAAAGACATATTACTTGAAGCTAGTAGGATTCGATTAAAAGGTCGAACGCTTGCTGATGAAATCACTGCAATAGATGGTTACTTTAAGCGATTGTTTGTCGGTGATGCACAAATTGGAAAATTAAATACGGATATCATCGAAACTAATTCCATCACAGCTGATAAGGTTGTAATGGACTCAGCGATGGCTAAGAAGATTGTATCAAGTGATGTATTCACTGACCAGCTTGCTGCTAAAAATGCCTTTATTAACAAACTACGTTCGGTTGTCGTATCTGCAACCTTGCTTGAAGGTTATAAAGGTCGTATCGGAGGATTCCAGATTGGTACTCATGATAGAGACCCAAATAGCTATTGGTTAACAGGTCTAAATCAATTTAAGGTTGGTATGGGAAATGGAACTGGCAGAGCAGACCAAGTTGCTCTTTGGGTAAACTGGGGAAATAACTGGGGCAAATCAGGATGGAATTCTTGGTATGTTGATAACAATGGACAAATGTTTTGTAAAGGTAAGGTAAATTTCTATAATCAAGTGGATTTTTCAGACACGACCTATGTCAACTTTTACAGCAAATTCAATGCTTTGAAAGGGATTTGGACAGGAACTAACGATATCAATGGCGATGGCGGAAATCCAGCTGGGGGACAAAATGCAGTTGTTTGGTGGAATCAAATCACGACTGGTAAGTGGAGACAGCATGCTGGTATTGCAACTGCTTCAGATAGAAGACTGAAAGAGAATATTGAACCAACATCTGTCAAGGCTTTGGATAAAATCAAAGAACTGAATTTAGTGGCCTTTGACTATATCAAAGAAAAATCACATGAAGAAATTGGTTTGATTGCTCAAGAAGTGTTAGACATCGTACCAAGTGCAGTTAGTGAATACGATGGAGAAGATACTCACTTAACCATCAACTATTCTAAGTTTATACCATATCTAATCAAAGCTATTCAAGAACTCAATCAGAAATTGGAGAAAGTAAATGAAGGAAGAAATTAATCAACTAATCATCCAAAATTTAAGCGATGATGTCGGACTGAAAGCAAGCGATGCAGCAACCTACAAGGCGCTGTATGAAGTCACTCAAAAACAACTCAATGAAATTTTAAATCTCATTGAGTCAAACGAAGAACTAAAATCAAAATTTGAAGAAGTGAAAGGAAGTAACTAATGTCAGTAAATAACTATAATCTAGCAAGCAAGCCATATACTCGTGGTCTTGGAGACAACACAGTCACAGTCGTAGAAATTCGATTATCAGAAGGTAATCGTTACAGTACCAACATGCGTGAATTGGCTGGTGATCGCACACAAGATAATGAAGATGTACTCATTCAAGCAGTTTTGGATATGGTTAAATCTGAATTAGACCCAGCGAATGCAATCGTTAAGGCTCAACAAGACTTGGTTGTTACTAAAAATAAACAAGATGAGTTGCAGAAGCTTATCACGCAAGTTCGTGAAACTACCACAACTATGAACAAGGCTCTACGTTTACTTGCTCTTAATTCAGCAATGACAAGTATTCCTTCAGCTGAGGTATACAAGGAATTAGTAGCGATGATGCCACCTATGAAAAATGGTGAAACGTACTTTGAGGGTGACTTGTTATTCTTGGAAGACCAATCCTATGTTGAAACTGCTAATGAAGGTAAATTGGTATTCGTACATATCAAACGTGAGTTTGAATACAATGGCGAAACTGTTAAGCAATTGGAAAATAAGGCTAACCAAGAAGGAAACATCGCTGTTTATAAATGGAAAACACCTCAAAGTAACGTAGACCATATCTAAGGAGGTGTTTATGCAAGATTTAGCGTTTCATGAATTATTAGAACACCTCAAAAATCTTTCATACAGCCCTTACATCCACCTCTTTTTTTGGTTGATGATACTGGATATTGTGACGGGATATATCAAGGCATTTAAGACTAAGCGTTTTGATAGCAAAATTGGAACAATGGGATTGATTAGACATTTCATTGTTTTCGTTGTTATCTTGCTTGTGGCCATGTATGCCCGTTCATTGGGGTTTCGTAGCTTCGGGATTGCTTGGACTATGTTTTTCTCATTCAATTATCTGTTTTCGGTAATTGAAAATTGGGAAATGATAGGACTAGCTTTTCCAGAATTTCTAAAACCGTATATCAATCAAATCAAGAAAGACAATGCTCGTAAGATAGGGCAGTTGCTGGTCAATATTGACCAAAAAGATAAAATCGAAGTCGAAGTGAAGGAGAAAGACGATGCAACAAATTAATGAAATTTTACTTAATGGTGCTATCAGCATTCTAGTCATTTTAGTAGGTATCACAGTTAAGGCTGTTAAAGAATACCTAGTTCAAAAAGGTGGAGAAAAGACAATCAAGATTGTTGAAATCTTGGCTAAGAATGCAGTTAATGCAGTTGAGCAGGTATCTTCAGAAACTGGCTACAAGGGTGAGGAGAAGCTAGAGCAAGCACGCACTAAAATCCGTACTGAGCTTAGCAAGTACAACATTCACATGACTGATAGCGACCTAGACACATTCGTTGAGTCAGCAGTTAAGCAGATGAACGATGCTTGGCTGAGCAAATAATAGTTGAGAACCCTTTTGGGTTCTCTTTCTTTATTAAAAGAAAGGGGGTAGAGATTGAAAAAGGTTATTGAAAGAAAACTAACCGTTCTATCTAGTAATCGTGGTATCGAGAAATTGTATAACGAGTTTTACAGCCACGATAAAAACAACGCTGAATTCAAGTTCACGCTTGATGAGTTAACTGCTACTAAGGTTATCTGCTTATTCTATTTCAAAGGAACTAAGCGATATAAAGAAGTTGAAGCAGCAATCGAAGGTAATTCATTTACAGTTCAATTTGATACATCATTGATCACGACAGATGAACCCGTAATTGGTTATATTTACTTCGAGAAAGTAGAGCAGTCAGCAGATGTTTATAGCTTCTTATTCAATGTTCATGTAAGTGAAATTGACAAAGCAGTTAAAACACCACTCATTGAACGTGAAACTGGTCGAGTTGTTAACGTCAAGGATGTTGTGACCAAGCAAGAATTGGACGAACTCTTTGCCAAAATCAAAGAGCAAGGTGGTACTTATGACGATAGCAATCTACGTACTGAAATCAACCATATTTCAGCCGATGTCGAAGCGTTAAAGACAAAGGCAGATAAAGATACTATCTATGATGATAGCGCCTTAAAACAGCGTATATCAGCCTTAGAGAATAAGCCTAACATTGACACAAGCAACTTTGCTACCAAGGAAGAACTGCAAACAATCTATTTGACTCCTGGACCAAAAGGAGACAAGGGAGAAACTGGTGAACGTGGTCCACAAGGAGATACTGGACCAAGAGGGGCAGACGGTTTACAAGGTCCTCAAGGTTTGCAAGGTATTCAAGGCGAACGTGGGCGAGATGGAGAGCCAGGACCTCGTGGAGAACGAGGGGAACAAGGACCTGCTGGCTTACCTGGACCAGTCGGACCTCAAGGGCCTATTGGTTTAACTGGTCCAAAAGGTGCTGACGGTGTTGGTATTCCTCAAAAGTTGACCTTAACTGGTAACACGCTCATTCTTTCTGACGGAGGTGGAAGTGTTAATCTACCAACTTCTAGTCAAAATGCACCAACTTCATCTAGCGAGTTAATTGGCGAAGGTATGCCAAACGGTAAAGTCGATGGTACTATCGGACAGACATACGTTGACACTAAGAAAACTAACGGAGCTTTGAAATGGATTAAACGTACACCTTCAGGTAACCAAGGTTGGGCAGTATTAGATGGAGATACCGGTTGGAAAACCCTAAATTCGGCCTCAAAACTCGGTAATTCATACGTGAAAGCACGACGAATTAACGATACTGTGCAATTACAATTTGGTGGCTTACAATGGGGTTGGTTCGGTATTATTCGCCGTGGTGGGCTTGGATTCGTGGCGCATCCGGGAAACCGTGAAAAGAAAGTTTTCATCTTAACAAATGGTCAAATGCCTTATGGTTACCGAACAGCCACTTCGTTAATCGGACCAATATATAACGACGATGGGGTATCTTACGGTACATGGTATCTTGGGGGTTACGGAGACGCAAACCACTTACGTTTTCAATTCCTAGACCCAATACCAACAGACAAAGACATCGGAGACATTCGGGTTTCTAACATAAGTTATGTTACAGATGACCCTTGGCCGACAACTTAACCATAAGAAAGGAAAATAAAAATGGATATTGATAAAAGCAGATTAAGAACTGGACTTCCACAGGTCGGAGTGCAACCTTACAGACAAGTGCACGCTCATTCAACGGGCAATCGGAATTCGACTGCTCAAAATGAAGCAGACTACCACTACAGAAAAGACCCTGAACTTGGCTTCTTCTCTCATGTTGTTGGAAATGGTCGAGTGATGCAAGTCGGGCCTGTAAACAACGGAAGTTGGGACGTTGGGGGCGGGTGGAATGCTGAAAGTTATGCAGCAGTTGAACTGATTGAAAGCCATTCAACTAAAGAAGAATTCATGACAGACTATCGCCTTTATATCGAATTGCTACGAAACTTAGCAGAAGAAGCTGGATTGCCTGTTACTCTTGATACAGACGACCTTGCAGGAATTAAGACACATGAATATTGTACGAATAACCAACCGAACAATAATTCAGACCACGTTGACCCTTATCCATATTTAGCTAAATGGGGCATCAGTCGTAGCCAATTCAAGAAAGATATTGAGCACGGTCTAGTTGTTGAACCAGGATGGAAGAAAAACGACACAGGATACTGGTATGTACGTTCAGACGGATCTTACCCTAAAGAGCAATTTGAAAAGATTGACGGAACTTGGTATTATTTTGACGGTTCTGGTTATATGCTTGCGGATAAATGGAAGAAACGACCAGATGGTGCATGGTACTACTTTAATAAGTCGGGAGAAATGGCAACAGGTTGGAAGTTGATCTCTAACAAATGGTACTATTTCAAAGAAGATGGTGAAATGGTTACTGGCTGGGTTAAGTACAAGGATACTTGGTACTACCTAGATAGTAAAGAAGGCAACATGGTATCTAATGCCTTTGTTAAATCAGAAAAAGGTTGGTACTATCTAAAAGAAGATGGTAGCATGGCAGATAAGCCAGAGTTCACAGTAGAGCCTGATGGCTTGATTACAACTACAATTAAATAAAAAATAAAATAGAAAGATCAAATTAATTATACACACAG